AAGTCCGGCAACGGGCTTCAAAAGACCTTGCAAACAATCTCAATCTGGCGTTGATTACTATTTATACTTTTCTTTTATTTTTCTGTTGTTTTGGTTGTCAGATGTATGCTGCCGCAAAGAATGACGTTTTAATACACTTAAAATGACACTTCTTTTTTTACGTCGAAAAATCTTTAATTTTGTTGATTTTCTCATCCGTTTATTTCTCAATAAACACTATTTTAAAATATGTTAAAGAAAAACCTACAGCTTCATCAAAAAAGAGACCGGTGCGCCTTAAAACGCCCGGTCTCTTTTTTACTCCAATATTTGTACTTTGTGCACCACGCCGCAAACTCCCAGAGGCGCAAGTTGCTGCTGAATAGCCTCTGCCTGATCGCGTGTCCAGACATCCGCCACCGATACTGTATAGATTACTCCAGACTCCGCCACATGCTGTGTCCACGCTGCCGGATCTTCGTAGCTAATATTTAGATCAACATCGCCTTTGATGCCTGCAATCTCGCCACAGCTCGTATACTGCCATACCGTAAGCCATCGATCAACCGGTGGCTTATAGCTCTGATCCGGCTCATCGGCAAACAACATCGTGCGATAGCCTTTGTAGTATCGAGCCACCCACAACCGTGTTCCAGAAAACGCATTAAAGTCAAACCAGCACTCATTGTACACGTACAACCCAACGTACAGTCCAAAGCTGTACCCTGCTGCCGTAATAACCTCCTGCGCCGCGCGGATGCACTCCGTCAGCTTTGCAGCGCCAAGCGGTCGCAGCACGTCCTTATCCTCCACATCCCACCAGACCATTGTACCAGTCAGTCCATAAGACTGTAGCAACACTACGACCTGCTGTGCTTCCTGTCGCGCTGCCTCCGGCGTGGCGGCATAGGTGTATTTGTAGACCGACATCGGGATATTACGCTTCCGGCAGCCCTCCAAATTTGCGGAAAACTGATGGTCTGCCTTGCCCGACCGGCGCACGCTGCGCAGGATTGCAAAATCTACATTCTTGTGGATCTGCGCCCAGTTGATTGCGCCCTGATTATCTGATACGTCTATTCCTTTCCACATAATCATTACCTCACCACAAAATTCTCCCATTTTTTGTAAGCGTCCACACCATGACAATCTGCTTGCATTTCTCCAAAAACTCTTTGCTTCCCATACTTTCAATCCTCCGTATAATCTTCGATTACATCACGCTTAACCCCGCGCCGGGAGATAATCGGATCACCTTATCCTTCCTGCTCTGCCTGTTTCGCTTCAATTGCCGCTGCATCTGTCATCCCTTCCCCGATTACATAGCCGATAACAGTAGCACCGGCCATAATAAGCGCAGAGATCTGTGCAGCTTCATTTTCCGTGCCGCCGCACGCAACAACCATTAAAGTCACAAATGATGCTACACTTAACCAAAGTTTTCTACTGGTTAGTTTTCTCATCCAATCAATTTTTTTCATATCTATTTTCTCCTTTGCTTCTATATTAAGTAGGGATTTGGGCGGCTGCTCTCTGGAGCAGGAGAACGGGAATTTTTACATTGTAGGTGCTGATTCAGTGCGAAAAAAATTAGCTGAATCGCCAGAATATTCATCCCTTGACTGTGGCAACGTAGATTTTAAAGAGCATGAATTTGGCCAATGGCATCATGGATATCATTTTACGAAAGTATCTGAAATACCTAATTTTGGATCTATGGTTCATGGGAAGGATTTCTTCATTGAAGTGTACAATGGAGGAACGAACCAAGAAAACGTTGGTATCGGAGTCTCGTATGTAAAACATAGCAACTCCGAACTTGTAATGACATCCGTTAATGGTCTAAAAAGTCTTAATGTCAAAGTTTATTATATTAGCAATAGAGCAATACCATCGCCGTCTTCTTTTCTTAAATCGGTCGATTTCACGATTGCATCTGGGACTGCGACTAAAAATATTTTACTTTCAGATATTACAGATGCTGGCGAGATTGTTTGCGCCGGTCTCGTATCTCGTGGATGGGAAGGTTGGAACGCTCTTAATGTGACATATACAACAGAATCCGTAACAATCACTTTTAGCACTTCAAATAGTAATGGAACTGCGTTCGGATCTGAGATTGTGCGAGTGTGGTATCGCTAATATTACTTAACCAAGAAATCAAAGAAAAAGTAAAAAGTAATAATAGAGCGCCTATGGATTGTTTTCAAAGTCTTTTCTGCCGGTTGACACGGTTTGGTTGACACGGAGAC